AAGATTTCCACCAAGCCTACCTAATTTAATACAGATCATAATTAACGGAACATCCGTAACCACCAGTTCAGAACCCCTCCTATCGCCAATATAAGCCTTTATTAAATTAAGTGTTTGTTTCATATTGTCGTATGGCTCACCATATTCATTATTTCTATCTCCAACAATAAGACCTCCAGCTTCTTTTAATATTTCTATTCTATCAGGATTATTAATTTTGCCTTTAAAATGGGATTTCGTCATCCAAGTCCTCCAATGATATTTTTTCTGTTTTATGTTTCTTGCTTTGAAAGTTTACGATTTGAGAAGTTTTAAAATCCTCTTTAACTTTCTTAAATTCTTTTGATTTTTCATCGTGTTCAAAAATAATCAAAGCCAGTTCTCTAATCGTAAATCCTCTATCGTAATCAGCTTCATTAATTAGTGCGAGGTCACTAAAAGTTTGAGCCAAGCATATTCGTTGCCCTTCAAACTCAAAATGCCATACTTTATCTGTACTGGCTTTATAGCCAAGTTTTTCAGCTTCCTTATCCATTACCTTCAATCCTCTAAGAAGATTTTCTGTTTTTTGAATTAGAGCAATGTGGTCATCAACATCGGCTGCTTTATTGAAATTTGCTTCTGCTAATCGAAACTTATCGGCAGTACCTGGAGTAACTAATTTTATCAGCTTATCGACTCCCCATTTAAGTTCCATCTTTCGAGCAAACTCATCGAGAGGTTCTAAAGCACCTTTAATATCTTCGTGTCTATGATCCGCCCACATAGGAGGAACAGATTTATAATGATTTGGCATCAGCTTTAGTCAATCTAGTTATGTTTCTACATTTATCAGAGCAATGCCATTTATTAGCTATTCTTGGCACAAATCGCTTTTTACAATTTTTTCGTGCACATTTTCTTCTATATCCTTCATCATATATTTTGCTTGTTCCTAAAAACATTAAATCATTCATACTGGTTGATGTACGGATTTCCGTTTCTCTATTATAATGTCTTCCGTGCTTATCCCAATTTTCAGCTAATGGATCATCTTCAAATAGTTTTTTCATAATTTTTCCCTTTCGTTGTGATTGCTTTCGTTAACCACTTCCAAGTGGTGTTTGCGAAAGTAAACACTTGGGGGGTATGGGGGGTTTACTTCCGCAATCCATTTCCGCTCAATTCCGCTTACTTTCGCACTCACTTCCGCACCATTTCCGCATAAGTTTTTCACGATTTTCTGCTATCCATATCTGAAATTGTGTATCTTTTAGCTGGTTTATCTTTATTCAAATTATCGATTTTATCTGACAATTTTTGAGTAAAGATTCCCAGTTCCCTGACTTCGTGCTGAAGTTTTTGCAAATAATGAATAGTATTTGCCTGAAACAACTCTTCTTTTGTAAGAGTTTTTCTATTAAACCAAAATTTAATCATTGTGTTTTTCCTCCTATCCATTTCTCAACAAAACTTCTGTCAAGCTGTCTAAATCCCTTTTGCCAGTTTTGATTTTTCAAGTCGTATCGTTTTACATAAACAAATCGAGGTTCTATCTGAACGACCATACAGATTGACCCAGTTTTTCTAAGATGCTGTTCTCCAGTAAATGGTATTGTAATTTGATCTCCAACTTTAATTTCCATCGCTTTTCTCCATTACTTTTAAGCCTTTCATTTTCAAGTGTGGTGTATGAACTTCCACTTTTATCAATCCTTGATTCATCCACTTGTTTAGATATTTCTTTGCAGCACTACTGGGGATTGCATATTCTGATCTAAGATAGCCAAGAAAACTTCGCATAGTATTTGTGCCAAGTGCAAAAGGTTGGTCTGTATGCCATCGCCTTTCGATTTCAGCAAAGATAGAATTGACTTGGGATGTTTCGAGATTACCTGATTGTTCTAGTATTGCTGTTATTGTAGGAGTTTGATCCGTTAATAGACCACTTTCCTGACGTACAAATGTTTTTGTCGAGTTATCTGCCTTATCATTGACCTTAACAACACCTCCACAAACACAATGCCCAGTTCCACTTTCAAACCCAAGTTTATCAGCTACAACATTTTCATCTTGTTCAGGCATATTCCAAAGGCCATAGACCCATCTAGCACCATCAACGAGTGCAGTTGTACCCCTGATACTTTCCCTAGCTTGTACGGACTTCTTAATGCTAAATGTTCCATCTTTACGCATATGATGGCTGACAATGATATTGCCACCGATTGAAACACATAATTCAGACATTGTTGACCACCAAAATTGAGCGGATGCTGGATCAGAATTAATATCTGCGTGTGCAAATGCCTGAAGAGGATCAATAACCAGTAAAGCTATGTCCCCTAAATCTTTTAATTGTTTCTTAATATCTTCAAACTGTGGAGATATAGAATACATTCCTAACTGTTGCTGAATGATGGGAGGTGTTCCTCCAGCATCAGGCATTGGAATAACAAATAAATTTCCTGATGCTCTTTCTTTTAACTTTGTGTCATCGATTGCATCAATTCTGCGATGCATTGAATCTGCTGAATCTTCTGCTGAAAGAAAAACAACTTTCCCATTATTTACGATTTTTCCGCCTAAAGCATACTCCTGATGCATTGCATTATCGCCACCAGCAACCTTTAAAGCCAAGTCTAATAATATGTAAGATTTACCTAATCCACCGATTGCACATAACAATCCTGGTACTTTGCGTGGGAGAACATTTTCAATTAGCCATTCTTGTTCAGGAGCAGAACCTTTATAGCGATCCATACCCCAATCGGCTATGGTGAGAGAACGAATTGGCGGAGCGACCCTATCCAATTCATTCCCTCGACCGATTGATACAACATTCGAGGTGGAACTGCCAGTAAATTGTTGTACCAATTCTGATTTAGGCTGAACATTCTGTAAAACAGTTAATTCATTGTTCTTAGCCTTTTGAACCTGATATTTTGCTTTCTGTTTAAATAATTGTATTCCTCTTCCGTCATCATCTAATGAGCGACCTCTTTCTTTAGCCTTTGCTACATAAGTTGGATAGGTTTCTTGTACTAATTCATCTACTGTGGGAATTGTCCCTTTTGTTGCCCACCAAGTACGGATTGTGCCTATGATTAGATGAACCATATAGCCTTCTCGACCATCAACCATCTCGCCCCATCGGTTCATAGTTGGATTAACCAATGCTGAACCATTTAAATTTGCAGCATTAATGCTATTTATTAACCATTCAGGAGCATCGGCTATTTCAATTTCTTTATCTTCAACTCTATAGGTATTTCCGCTTTTATGATTACTGGGAGCAGTTACAACAAAACCACCCTCTCCTCTTGTATCGATCCCATCGCCAAGAGTATTCTTACCAGTTATGATTTTTATATCTTTTGGTGCTTTAAAAAAGAAATGTTTGCCACCTGATCCAGTAGTCTGTTCCAATGTATGAGGAAGGTCATCATTAGCCATTTGCAGATCATCTAATGAATCTGCTCCCAATTTTCCTTCAGCAACATCTACATCTACAACAAAAACATTGTCGCTTACTGATCCAGTTACAATTCCTAAATTATAATTTTCATATGTTTCTTCAAACCAATAGTTAGCTTGGTCTTTGCTAGATCGTGTTTGCTGAAACTTTTTCCAAGATTTTGGTGCTGGATGCTTTCCAGCAGAATGACAATTCTTTCCCATTGGGCAAGAACAAGAGCCATCACTTTTTACATAATGAACTGGGATTATGCTAAATCCTTTATCAATCCAAAAATTTGTCCATTCTATTTTGTCCATTTTGTCGCTCTCGAGGGAAAAAGAGGGTGGTTGCAATGCCTAAACAACCACCCAGTTTAGAGAAAATTTAGTATAAAAACATACTATATTGCTATTTCATCAAATTGGTCATCAGACTTCTGTTGACCGACAGATTCTACAACATCTCCATTATTATCCAACTCGTCTGGTCGGTCAACCCAAGATTTGATTTCGAATGAAATTTCTACAGTTTCGCCTTTCCCCATCCTTATTCTTTTGCCTTCTTTAATAAGAATTGCTGGAACTTTCCCCTTACCGAACTCGCCTGAATTTTCACAAGCCTTATATAAATTAGACATAAACATATTTAATCCAACTTGGTTTGTGCATAATTCACGAACTGGAGCATCCTCAAACATCTTTGAAGAAAACATTTTTAACATAAAACCTTGTTTATGTTCTGCTGATGGTTTTTCAGTAGGCTTATTATCCTTACCCCAAGAAACCCAATCTCTACCATTTGAAGATATGGATAACCACCCTTGTTGAACATTCTCAATATCAATGACAACTGGGTTAGTTAATTTAACCTCTTTCATATCTTTATCTTCTGTAGAAATCATCCACATATTTTCACGGATGTTAAATCTAATAAATGGTGAGCCACCACCTTCTGCTATATCTGTTATCGGCATCTCGTTCTCCTTTTGCCTAGTTTAATGTTGGTGAGGGATAATTGCAGATTATATTTAGCAATTAAATAATTTAATAAAGTTTATTAAAGTTTAAATTAACAACTATCCCTCATAATTTAACCGAATACTTCTTCGGCTACTCCTAGTGCATCGTTCCAGTAAAAAGTATCAGGATCGTGAACTATGAATTTCTTAATTTCGTTTTTATCTTCTGAAACTCTTAACAGCCTATCCATCGTGTTAACTGTTCTTTTAAAGACTTTCATATAGTAATGAGGATCATCCATTGTTAGCCAAACAAAAGGGTCTTTCTGTCTAGTCAAAACATATAAGAATTTTACTTCCCAATTTTCGCCACCAGTTTTCGCTCTCATTGATTCCTTGTAAACCGCAGCTTGTATTCCGTGTGACAGATTCCATCCACTTGGAGCTCTTGAGCTTGTTTTTAAGTCAACGATTGTATGCTTACCTTGATAAACAAAATCCAGGTAGCCTAGATTTGTTATTCTGCTTTTATCCTCTAATTGAACTGGAACTTCTATTTTATGCTGATGCTCGTCTTTTGGAGGAGGTGTAGGCTTACCAAATGGCCTTAACTGTTCATAGCCAGTTTCAACCATTCTTTTAATAATTGGATGATGCTTATTAATTACTTCTGCAAAATTATCAATATCTTTTGAAATTAGAGATTTATTAAAAGTATCTATCGCTCTATCTATACATTGATCCACTTCCCAATCATTAAACAATCCAGCAGTAATACCAGCTTCAACAGCCAATCCTTGCCAAGCTGAAACTCCTATGGGAAATTTCTTATTCATCATATACTGGGCAAACCAAGCATCTGATGCAGACCTAAATTTGTTTACTTGAGATACACTTATGTGCTTTAGTCCGTGTAATTCAAATCCGTTATGTTGCTTGTTGTCGAACTCTGTTTTCAACACTTTCTCCATAAATAAAACCATACATTGCAATTAAAGCAGCATCCGATCTGCCATTATCTTTTTTTCTAGTAAATTGTGAAAAGTGTTTAGGTAGCCTTTTCATAGCTTCTTGTCTTGATCCGTCTTTTCCTGATACGTTCATAGCTTTTTGCCAAGTACGAGGAGTGACGAAGTTACTGGGATAATTAAGAGTATCGACACAACCAATTATAACACCAAAACTTCTTCCAAAATTAAACATAGAAGTAACACCCTGATTTGGCATTGCTGAAACCATTTCAATCCAAACTGGTGCATCGTGTTGTTTTAGAATATCAGCAACCATTGTTCCTGAAACTGTATATTTATTTTTATTGCCAACTTGTAGAACTGGCATATCATAAATTTCTGCTATCGTACCTTCAGGACTAGGTTCAAAGTAAACCAAAGCACCACTTACACCAACATCAATTCCCCAAACACCTTGAATCAAAATTAACCTCTTTTCTTTGATTTTTTTTCTTTAATTAAATCTTGAAAATAACGATCAATTTCAAATTTATGATCCAAAGCAACTTGACCCTGAAACAAAGGAGTTAATAAAAAATCTTTTAATTGAACTCTAATTTCTTTTTTCTGTTCTTGATTTAAAGAAAAGTAAAAACAAATAACTGCATTTTTTATGGGATCGTATGTAAGCAACATTCTTGCACATCTTGCCCTAATTCTAACTGGAAGATGTTTTTCATATAACATTCTTGTTAAATTATAAATATGCAAATCCCTTTCAGCATTTTCTTTTCTTTGGGGGTCTGCTCTTTTATCAAAATCACTTTCAGTTAAAAAAATCGTTGTTCTTTGTTTTGTAATATTAATTAGACAATCTTCAATTTTATCTAATTCATCATTCCATTTTTTTCTATTATTTTTTTGCGTTAAATTTTTTATATTAATTATGTTGCTCATTTTGATCGCTCTCCATCATTATATAATTCTCATATTTAAAAGTTTCTTTTTTATATGTGCTGAACTTTTTGCTCCGTGCTAAAAGAGAAATCCACATCATATTTTCATTTGATATTGACCCTCTCAACCGCCACTTATTAATTTGATTTAAAGAAACCTTTTGAAAATTATTCTTAGATTGTTTGAAATCAGATAACGATCTTTTCAATCTAGTAACACCATCAAAATCTTTAATTAGCTGTGAAACATTATATTTAACATTCATATATTGTATATCCTAACTACCCTCCATCATACTCTCAACAAACTTTAGACTTTCAATATACAACTATATTTGTACTCATTGCAAGTACAAAGTGGAAATAATGCCAATTTGACTTATTTTTTTTTGTATGCTAGATGTAGAATAAATTAAATAATTCGACAACTGAGAAACGAGAAACGATAAAATGACACTTGAACTATTAAGAGAATTAAAATGGTTTAGAAAAATAGAGCCTTCTACAGCATTTAGAGCAAGAGAAGGTAAATCTATGTTAGGGAGAATTGTTAGGCTAACTACAGTATCCCTTAGGAATAATGTTTTTATTAACCCAGTTACAGCACCACCTTTCGTTTTTTATGGAATGATTAGGCTTGTTAAAAGGCAAGTACTCAAAAATTCTAATCTTGGTCAATTTTTAAAATATTGGGAAATCGCAATATGTTGAACCAGGAATTAAATAATTCACTAAAATTAATTAATACGAGAGAGCGATCAAAATGGATAAAGCACACACAAACCCCTCTGAACTGGATGACGTTGATCTATCAGTAAGAGTAATTAGAAAACAAGAATTTGCAAAAAGACTTTATAAAATAATAGTTGCAAAAAATTTAACACAATCTGAAGTAGCAAGAATGTCTGGACTTGGTAGAGATAGTATCTCCCAGTATGTTCGAGGATTAAACATACCAAAACCTACGTCACTTGCAAAATTAGCTGAAGCATTAAAGGTTGAGCCTGAAGAGTTATATCCTAACTATCAAGCTGCATCAGTAGAAGAAGAATTGCCTGAACAGAGTTTCAGAGCAGTAAGTGGCGATCCTGAATTTATGTGGGTCAGGATTAATATAAAATTACCAAAGTCCAAAGCATTGGAGGTAATGCGATTAATTAATGAGTGATTACCTAACACAAAAAGAACTGGCAGAACTGCTTTCCGTATCGACAAGAACAATTCAAAGATGGCGGAAAGCTGGTTTGCTTGATACTCATTATGTAGGTGAGAGAACAATTAGATTTTTGCGGAGCGATATAGAATGGAAATTAAATACAAACCTGAACTTTATCTTAGGAAAAACGGATACTACAGCATCAAATATTGGGAAAACAGAGAACGAAAATTTCAAGCAACTGGGAAAAAATCTCTTTTTGAAGCGACAAAAGTT